TAAAATTGATTAGAAGGGAGTGGTACATATATCGCCGCAGAAATATACGGAGGCCCGTAAAGAGGGCAATAGAAAATGGGATACTGCGAATCTTGATCGCGTGTCCGTTGCTATGCCGAAAGGCAAGAAAGATATTATCAAGGCCCACGCAGAAGCCCGCAGCGAGAGCGTAAACGGCTTTATCAACCGAGCCATAGACGAAGCCATAGAGCGCGACGGAAGCGCTCCTGCGGCCTCTGAGGGGCAAGGAGAGGGATAATAGAAGAGCGGAGGGCGATTCCTCCGCTCTTGCTGCATATATTACGAGAGAGTCGCTAAAGTTGGTGGTAATGGCTCGGATTTGAAATGAGAGCCTTGTAGTCGTACAGAGCAGGCGGCCACTGCGCCGATTTGAAATCCGGGCAGTGAAGCTCGCTTCGAAATGTAGATACGGCATTTGGAAGTGAATGAAGAAGGGGATGATTGAGTGCTGTTAGTTATGCTCGTTGATTAGGAAAAGCTAAAATAAAATGTGGATAAATCGAATACAATGCGAAATACAGTATAATATATAGAAAACGCCGTGGAGTGAAAAGGAATAGCAGGCGAAAACATGACCTTGACATTGAGGTAACCTTGAAGTAAAATAAATGCAACTAGACGATAGTTGCAATAGGAGGCCGCGATGCCGAAGAAAGAAGAACTTATAGACAAGCTATGCAAAAAACCCGCGCCAAGTAATTTTAGTGTTCGAGAACTAGATCAGCTAATGGCGAAATGTGATTGTAAGAAGCGTGATGGCGGTCGTGGATCATCGATCGCGTACTATCATGAACGAGAAAATAGAGTACTTACTTTTGATGCGCCGCATCCTGGGCATGAGTTATATAGATATCAAATAAAAATGGTTATAAAGTTTTTGAAAGATATAGAAGAGATAAAAGAATAGAATAACGGTTAGGGAAAGCGAAAGGATCAGGAGGAAGCCTATGAACAACATGTTGGAGTATAAAGGTTATCATGCCAAAATAGAATTTGATAAAGAAGATATGCTTTTAACGGGAGAAGTCTTTGGAATTCGAGACTCGTTAAATTTCCATGCATCTTCAGTGGAAGAGATCGAAGAAGTATTTCATCAGAGTATAGATAATTATTTAGAGTTCTGTGCAGAGATTGGGAAAACTCCAGATAGAGAATTTAAGGGATCATTTAATGTGCGTATTGACCAAGACCTGCATAGAGAAGCTGCTTTTGATGCAGATCGGAAGGGAATGACCTTAAATCAATATGTTGAGAATGCCATTAGGGCAGCCGTCAATAAAACGGAAGGAACAACTACTTATATAATCCAGCCGATATTAAGACCTGCCGCATATAAGAAATTTGTAACGGGCGAGGTCATAGAAAATATTACAAACTATGTTTCTACAAAAAAGACTTACTAAATAAGGAGCTATATATGCAAAACCAAGTAAAAGCAGTGCTTAAAAAAATGTTGGTACAATCAGTAAGAATAGATATTGATTCGAATAAGATTAGAGAAAAGAAAGAAACACTTACATTTGCGGCTTCTGGAAAATCTGAACTGAGAGTACCAAAGGAAAAAGACGATAATACATTTTTACTCGTATCCACGGTTGAAATAAAATCTGAAAATGAACCAGACGTTTTTGATGGGGAAATTTCAGCTGAATTCTATTTTGAGATAGATACAATGGTTAAAGATTACGATAATATTGTTAGAGAACAGGCACTTCCTGTTGTTCAAGAAGAAGTGATTAAATTTACTAATAAAGTTTTGTCTGGTATGGGATATGAGGAGTTTTTACACGCTCAGAAATAGTCATAATGAGCATAGTGTTTTTTGACCCCTAAGTTTACCCCAAACAGCTTTTACAAGGCTTTACAGCATTTTACGCCAAAACCCGGAAAGCCTTGAAAATACAAGGATTTCTTTACGCGTATTTACAGCATTTTACACCTGCTTGCGAATTCGAATCCTTCACCCGCTGCCACAAAAGTCCTGAAGCCACAAGGCTTCAGGACTTTTTCTTTACTTTCCGGA